CTTTTACGATGATGACGTCAGCATTGCTGGCTGTGCATTTGCCAACCGCGTAGTCAAGCGTCGAAAAGGGACGATTGTGGGTGCCGTCATTGTTGTTACTGCCAGCGCCCGAGTCCACGAAGAAAAGGTTTCCCCCGTACGTGTTTAAAACGGGAAGGCCACGAATAGCCACACCGTTTGCAAATCCATTTGGATAGTTACTGAAAGGCATTTTAAATTCTCCAGTTCAAGCGGGATTGGTATCCCAAGCTCCAGTGAGGAGCCGAACAAGTAGGTGGGGTAGCTGTAGTACTGGCTACCCCACCAGCTTAATTGCAACTAGGCACCCTGTGACGAAAACACGGCCCGCCAGTCAGAAAAGCCAAAAGCATAACGCTCACGCGCTTTGAACTTCATTGACCCAGAGTCGAAGTCACCATCGGTGCTCGTCTGCATCGCAGTCCGCTCAAAGTACTTAAGGCCGTCTGGGGCGTCAGTTAAGACATGCCATGAGTCCGTGTCGCTGATGTGCGGGCTGAACTCATAACCGTCTGGGAACATCCCAGTGGACTTAATCGCGTTCAAGTCATTGTCCGCAGTTGAGCTACGAAGGTCGGATTTCAGAATCCGTTCCGCAACAAACTGGTTTTCAATCGGAATCAACAACATGCGCGGGTTAACGGCGATGGGAAGATCGCGGTCGTCCGTGAAGTTGTGGATCGCAATAACCGCATTTTCAAGAGCGGTTTCCGAAAGGTCGACTTGAGTGGCAGGCGTGTTGCTTGCGGTCGTTCCAGAAGCAAGGGGGTGAGAAGCGTTAGACAAGCTAACACCGTCGCCGCCTTTAAAGCTGGAAGAGAACGCATTGTTGAACACATTCATAGCCTTCACCTGCTTGGTGTGAGCCATGGAACGTGCAAGCGCCTTAGTGTAACGAGCGCCCATCTGCTCATAGAGATTGTCTTCCATGGCTTCCTCCGTGAGGGAGTAGGCCAAAACAATCGACTCCATCGTGTACCTACTAGTGTAGGACTCGCGAGCAGAATCAAAGGTTACGGAAGCACCTTCAGCCTTGGTCGGGGCAGCGCCAAAACCAACGAGCAGGACTTCCTCTTCAAACGCGCGCTCTGACGAATTTTTGTCAAACACACGCTCGTGCATGTTGTCGTAACGTCCATACTCCATTCCAAAAAGAGCATGAAGGCCAGGGACCAACGATTTAGCGTGGTCACTACGAGTAATTACAGCCATCAGTCACTCTCCTTAGATGCCAGCAGTGTGATGAGCAAGGAATGGTTCGTTGACATAAACTTCAACTTCCACCTGATCACCATTTGCTGAGCCGTATGCATTACCAGGACGGTTCACTACACGAAGGATCTTAAATCCAGCCACCGAGTTCGAGGCGTCGGAGGTGTCAAGCATGTCACCACTAAGACCAGTTACAGTGGAACCAGTACCCGCAACGTGATTGGCGCAACCGCCTTGATCAGCCAGGGTTAGGAAGTCACTGTCTCCGTCGTCGAATACCGAATACGCAACCATAGGATCGTCAATGACAAGAGCAACCACGTTGGTGGCTCCTGAAACCGCTCCAGGCCAATATTTAGTAAAGACAACTTCACCGTCTGATTTCGCATAACTCACGCCCTGGAAAACACCAAGGATAACATTACCAGCAGCCGCCAGTTCAATCGTGCCTGCGGCTACAAATTTGACGGGATCGCCCGTATAAATTGCAGTAGCATAGTCGATTGCGATGGAATATTCGTTAGTACGAATTTGCCCACCTGACAGGTGCCGAAGGGGTTTAAACCCATGTGCAGCCATTTTAGATCACCTTTTATTTAGGCGGGATCTCAAGCCTGACTACTCGTCAAATTGAAGACCACCACCAGTTGACACACGACTCTTGCGGTCAATGGTGATTGGCATACGCGGGTCTTGCTCTCGGAAGAGGCTGCTATCAACGGCTGACTGCAAACGATCGGTTTTAGAATCTACGTACCTACGCTTTGCCGCTAGCCCTTCTTCAGTCCATTTCATCAATACAAGGTCGCCTACGCCCACAACACCAGAAAACCGCCCTTCGGAATGCACGGCTCCAACAAACTCTGGATGTTCTTCTCCTCGGACAGGCTCCCAACCTTCTCGACGTCTTAACGATAAGTTTTTATCGTCATCAACACCCATTAGGCTGATGCGAACCCACCTATGAACAATCCCAGGCTTGGCTTTAGGTGCATCCAACTGATTCGGCGGGACATACTGAAGTTCCCGTTTTTCATGAGCGCGGGTATTAGCCCCGCGAGAAGCGTGTCGTTCTGGCATAATGATCACTCCACGTAACGAGCATATTCTTTGGGCGGTATGTTTAACCGCTTACAGACGTCAAGTTGTGCTTGCGTCAACTTAACTGTCCGCTTACTGACGCCTCTCGACACGCCAGCCACTGGCGACGATCTTGATTGTTTTTGTGCAGAAAACTTTTGAGGGAAGTTTTCCCGCAAGCGTTTATCAAGCTCACCGTAGTATTCATTGCTACTTGTATCATAACCCTCAGAAGAAACCAAGCGGTTATGAATTGCATAGGCAGCGCCCGTCATGGCTTCGTCTTGACCGAACCAATCATTCTTTCGAGCCCAATCCACCGCCTTGGGTTCTGGGGTAGGCTGCTGCGGCTGCTGTTGTTGTTGTTGCTGTTGCCTAGGACGCTGCTGAACAGACTGTTCCCAGCGTTCCTGTTCCTGACGCTGGCGCTTAAAGTCAGAGCCCTGGTTGTTTAAACGCGACAGCCTGTCCTGTACGTCAAACATCTTTGACGTGTCGCCCGCATTGTAAGCGTCGTCATAGTCTGTTTGCAGAGACTTGCGCTGNGCTTCAAGCGCAGACTCGCCAGACGTAAGAGCGTTTGCCTGCGACTGAGAGTAAGCCTGCTGNAGTTTGATGTAGCGTTCTTCAACCGCAGCAGCAGACCGCTCCGCTTCATGGCGCTTGGCGACTTCCTGCGAGATACGTTTCTGTACCCTACTGGAATATTCTTCCGATTCTTCCGCAGGAGGACTAGCTTCCTGATCTGGGGTTACTACTTCAATGTCGTCTGCATCGTCGTCAGCAACGGAGTCAGACAGTTCAACTTCATCACGATTTTCCATTACCATGACACGGAGTCCCTATCTTTGATAATAGCTTGGATCTCGTCGTCATTCAAAATGCGTATGGGGTGACCGTGAACGTGAAACCTAACCCCAGAGTATTTTGAAAAAGTGACCACACTCCCTGGTTCACACCAGTCTTCAAACTCATTCATATCCTCTCGGCTATAACAAAGATCACCAAGAGAAACGACCGTGCCAAACATGCACACGCCGCGTTGCTGATCCAGTACTGACTCGGGGATGTATATGCCGCCTTTAGTCGTCTCGACCTGCGGCTCGTCTGCTACAAGAATCCTGTAGCCTGATGGCGAAACTGCTTGATTGATTTTTTCAACAAGCGCGGCATCAATCTTCGTCGATGTCTCCACGTATATTCTCCAATTCTGCGAGTACTTTATCGCAGGCCGCTACAGCCCCCGATGTCTTGGTGTACTCGTCCCAGTTAGCGCAGCGACCGTTTCCTGCGTAATCGACATACCTATGGCGAACGTCTACAACAAGCTTTATAGCGTCGTCAATCGTCTTCATAAGTTTCGTACCTGTCCTTTACTTCGTCGTTAACAAACGTTTCCATGATCTTGGAACACAAAACGAGGTCGCCCAACTCCACCTGCGTGGAGGCAAGCTTTATCGTGCCGTCTTTGAAAACAACCGCACCGACTATAGACTTTATGCTGTCAGCGTCTCGGCCTAGAAGCTCGACGAGCCAACTTACTGAGCACGGGTCCTTTTCTGGGAACCGTACTACGTTCGTCGGCTCGTCTGGGTCGACGGGGTTTTCGCCCATAGCCACCCTTTAACTGTTTAGGCATTCCAGACCGCGTCATTACCATAGCGTTTAAACTACGCGACGTCGTCTATGAGTGCTGCCACTATGAGGTTCGCGCTGGCATCGCCAGTATCAGCGATGTCGCTAGATATAGCGTGTATATTTGCAACAGTAGTGTTCGGCAGGCGACCAAACCAAGTCTGGCTCGGGCCAATGAACACACCATCCACAAGATCGTTAGCAGCGGTGCCGCCATCAAAACACACATAAACACCATCGGCTGACGAGGTGTTTTGAATGAACAGAAACTTAACCTTGTCCCCAGTGTGAACCGCTGTCGGTGCAGTATCGTCATCAACTGCGGTGTAGTCTAAGAAAGACCCCGCGATCAGATCCGTCGAGGTGGCGGTGCAACTGGTGAACTTATAGTACCACTTGTCATTCACGTCGTCAGGAGATACCGTCATGCTGCCAGTGATCGTCTTGGCAATCTCGTCAGGCAAGAGTGTGGCGCTTACGGTAATTGTGGCGGCGTCAGCCATTGTTTAGCTCCTTATAAGAACGGACGCATTATCGCGTAGATTTTGCCCCTTTGCAACGCCATTTTTTGCGCGACAAATTGTTTGGGCTGTTTGGATCGTTGGCTTTCTTAGCAGACTTTCCACCTTTAGCCAGCATTTCCTTCTTTATACCCTGAGACCTAGCGCAGTACGAGTCACCCTTAGACGTCCCAGGTCTTATGCGGTCACCGCCGCCTTTGGCACTACCAGACTGACCGTAAGACACCTTTCGGCTACGTCCCGTCGACGGGTTTTTTACGACTTTTACAAAACGCTTACCCTTGGCTGGCGTCTTGCTAGGCATCACTGCAACCGCTGCTTGGAAATGTTCATCGCAGCGGCGGCTACGCGGGCCTGCTGGTCAGAAAGCTTAACCTGCGCGTCAAGCTCTGCTTTTTCAGCTTCAAGGACACGGTCAAGCTCGTCGTCATTAATATCGGCTTGCAGCTTGGACTGCCGCAAGGCGACGTCTGTTTGCGCCTTGTAAGCTTTAATATCCGCTTCCTGCTTGTCTATTGCAACTTGCTGCATTGCAATCTGCACCTGCGGGTTCTGCATTAGCTGCTCGTTCTGCTGCGCCTGCTGTAGCTGTTGCTGCTGCTGTGCTAGCTGCTGCGCCGCCATAGCCTGCATGCGGGCTATTTCGTTTTCTATTTCAACGGGGATTTCCGTGTATTCGCTGATGTCCGTTGGCTTGGTTGGGTTGTAGTCAGGAGCCGAAGGCAGACGCTGCTGCGTCATCGACTCGATCTGCTGCCTGTACGTGTGAGCCATGTGTTCNGCTATGTGNGCGTTGACCAGCGGGGACAGCTTAGCAAATGTAGCTTTGTCACCCTGCATGGACATTAGAAAAGACTGATGCGTGGCAATGTGCGACTGGTGGTCCTGATCAGCAAACGCTTTCGCGGGCTTGCCNTGCATAAACGAAAAGTTTTCCGTTGCTGGATCTGCTCTCAACGGACCACGATCAGGCAGCAGGACGGCGTCTATGTTTTTTGTGCCAATCGTTTCATGCATATTCCGAAGAGCCGCTGGCAGGTCGTGATGCATCGGGAACTGCTGCGCTAGCTGCAACTGTGCCTGCGCCCGCATTATGCGCTGGGATTCAGAAAACACATTCGGGTCCGACACAGGAATAACGTCTACGCGACCGTCATAGTCATCAGAGCTTATTTCACCGCTACCAGAAGTGTACCNAGAAAAGTCTGTGTACTCGCTGTTNATCCTGGCCATAAGCCGAAATTCATTGCGCTGCGCCCTATGCAGGCGACGGTGTATCGCCGACATCAGACGCTGACCAGCTTCCATCAT